GGTCCCGTCCACATAAACGGTGACCTTCGTCTCGTCGTCAGTTGTATTGCCGAGCTCGTCAACAATGGGTTTGTAGACGCTTCGGAAGGTCTTGTTCTTCGATGATTTCTGTACGCCAAGAAGCTCCTTGATCTGCTGCCCAGTCCAGACCTTTTCGGTGATTTGTTCGATGTCGCGGTCCGCCCAGCCAATCATCTCGTCTACGTTTGCGTCGCTGATCTCTGTCGAGGTTAAGCCAGAGAGGCTTCTAACCGCTTCCACAGTCGTGTATGCCAAAGTTGCTCTAGCTCTTTGCGACTACTTGCAGGCTGAATGTGAAGCTGGGCGTGGTCCCGCCAAGAGTGTAGACTGCGCGGACGTACTTGCCGAAGTTCGCGCTGAGCTTCTTGAGGTAGTTGCCTGTCGCAGTTATCTGCGCGAAGGAATCGCCTAGGTCCACCCAATCCGTGCTATTGTCGCTTGTCTGAAATTTGATGTCGAGGGTCGGACCGGTCCCTCCGACGGCAGTGACCTTTGCAATCCCCAGTGCTTCCGCGTAGGTCCCTAGATCCTTTGCATCGCTCTGCCCATCCGCTGTCCTCATAGCTGAAGCGAGAAACTCGATGACCGCGCATCCTCTCAGCCGGTTGACTACATCTTGGATCTTGCTGTGAAGCGCCTCATACGCTTCAGCGTAATTCTGCCAGTTCACCACTGGATATTCACCTCTAACTTTGCGTAACCGATTCCTCAAAAATGGGGAAACTTCTCAAACAAGGGAAAATGTGGGAAAGGGGATCTTCAGGGCTTAGGCTGTGATGAGCTTCACGATGCCCTTCGGGTTCAGTACGCCCAGTCCGTACTCCATCGTGCCGTACAGGTAGGTCTTCCTTTCACCTGGCTCGTACTTCGATTCGACTTCGGGATCGCGTTTGACCTCTTCGACCCACACTCTCTCACCGATCATGAAGGCGTGGTAGGTTGTGATTCCTCCTGCGCCTGTGCCTGTTGGGACCTGTGTGGTCTTCAGCACCTTGATGCCTAGCCATTGACCTATCTCGCCGTTCATGATGACTTCCCGTCCGCCATATGAGGCGGCGTTGATGAACTTGTCGCTCTTCAGTAAGGCGTTTTCCTGTGCCGGGTGAATGATCACGTAGCGAGGTTCACGCTTCTCCTTGCGCATCGCAGTTATCGCATTCGCCAGCAGGTCGGTGGTGAGCACATCGGCGTCTTCGATCAGGTTCTCAGCGGCTTTTCCACCGCCGTAGATCGTTCCAGCGATGCCTGTCGCTGCGTCGAGCCCAGCAAGGATATCCTTGTCCTCCTTGTTCGCTACGCCCTCGGAGAGTAGGTCTGTCAGCACATCTACAACGCCGAAGGTTACCTGTTCAACGACCTGCCTCGTCACTGAGATCGCTGCGATTATCTCTTTCACCGTCACCTCTAACCGGTCCACGGTCACAGCTAGCTCAGATGGAGCTGTGCCTTCAGTCGCGTCAACTGCTTCAAGCACCGTTGGAACCTTAGGAAAATAGAACTTGTTCCCCGAAGTTCCACGCAGCGTCGTATCGACGATGCCAAGCGGCCTCATCACCCTCTTGGGCTGGGCGCCCAACTCAACCTGAGGCGACCAGATGATCGGTATGGCTTTCGCTGCGTCCGTTGTCGTCAAAGCTTCTCTGAGTTTGTTAGCGACTTTGACCTGCCACGGCGCCACTGCTTCCTCGAGTACGGGTGGAGCTACAATCCCCTTCCCTGCTTCTTGCGCCATTCTTTCAACCTCCTTCTTCTCCTCAACCCATGCCTCGCGAAACTCCGGAGGCTCCATGTCCAAGCTACGGTAGTGGCTTGCGAGATGGTTGTAGACTTCTTTTCTAGCGCTTGCAGGAATGTCGACGCCGCCTCGTCCACCTAGAAGTGCGACCATTGCTGCGATCATGTGTCTGCGGTCCACATTGCCCTCACGATCGTGATGGGGCAACTTACGGAGATTCTTGTTGTCGCTTGTCTTACCGTAGGCAGGATCTATCCAAGCAAAAGCTGAATCTTTCAGCGAATTGATGTACTCCGTGTCCCATTCTCGTTCCTCCAGTTCTTCTTTCAGTTTGAGAAGATCAGAAGTAGGGATCTGCTCTAGGCCCGTGGGTGGTTGCTCTTGTGTCGGCTGGCTTTCCGGCGGAGCTTCCGCTGGCGTTGTTGAGGAAGGAGTCTCTTCCATTTGGTTCAACTCCTTACGAGAATTTTCTGTTACTCATCGATCCGCACGTGCGGTCTCAGTAACCGTGATGAATGAAGTCTAGGCCTTCACGCCTCGTCTTCTCAGCTCAGCCACAACCGCAGCCAAATATTGTTCTCTCTGCTGCGCATTGAGTGATTCGCTGAGCTTCTTCTCCCATAACATGATACTTGTCAAGGGGTCGCCGGGAGCTACGCCTTCGGTGAGCAGGTCGAGCCGTGTGAAGACGATTCCTCGTGGTACAAGGACTTCCCCTACGTCTGCGCTTCGATACTTCGCTTCAATGCTGACATTCTTGATCTTACCTGACTCGTAGAGGCGGTTCGTTTCTTCATCTTCGACATAGATCACTGCTTCAACACGGCCGCTCTCAAACTCAGCGTCCTCAGTTTTGTTCTGAGGGAACGGTAGCTGTCTATCATGGTTGATGCCGAGAGGTCTCTCCGCCAAGGACCTAGCTGCCGGCCTGAGCTCCTCCTCCGTGTACTTGGCTCGGTTGCCGGTCGTCGTGACGTGAATCGCGTGGACCTTGTAGAATTTCCCTTTCTTGCCTTCAATCGTCTGGTAGAACTCGATCGGTGGAGCCCACCGGAAAGATTCGGCTAGGCTTGCGATGCGAAACCTAAGTCTGCGAAACAGGTTCACTTTCACTCACCTGCAAATCAGGGTGATCCTTAATCCATGCGCGGGCCTTGTCCAGGGTCCAGCCTTTCTTCTTCGAGAAGATGATTGATTGAATTGTGAGTTTGTCTTCGCCTCTCAGTCGGCCCACAACCGCCCTGATGCCCTCGTCTTGGCTTAGCCAGATAGTGCGGAAGCTGTAGGGCTGAAACGTGTCAGGTTCACGGACCCGTCTGCGAATATTGTTCTCGTTCTCATCCCAACCCTCGGCTAGTTTGCTTGCGTATGCTGCGCGGTCCTCGTCACTTTCAGGGACCACACGGATCCTACCGCCCTTGTCACGGAAGAACAGCATCTCTTTCAGCGACTCAGCTGGAACCTCGTCTTCCTTCTCAGCTTCCTCGGTCAGTTCGAAGCCCGCATACTTCGCCAGCATATTGCGAACCTCTTCTCGAGTGAGGTATTCGATGCCGCTCTGGGCGCTGACTTGGGCGAGTTGGATGATGTGTTCGATTTTGACTTCAGGGCGCTCCATCAAGCCCCAACGGATTCGAACCCCAGCCGCGACCGGATCAAACCCGTTCTCCCGCAGAACGACTTCGAAGACCTCTTTCTCAACATCACGGGCCAAGAATCGCTGCAAGAACATGATTTTGCGGTCAGACATCTTCGTGGCTTCGGTTGCGCTGGCCTCTGTGAAACCTGGCGTCGTGAAGAGCCGAGTCATAGGCGTCTGAAGGCCTTGAACGAATTGGCTGCTGATGTAGTCGATGAAACCGTCGAAGCGGGAGGCAGGATTGATATCCAGCGAGTCAACCTCAACGGGTTTGTTCGTTACGAAGTCAGCGTCAGTAGGGGCCTCTTGAATTGTTGGAGCGTACTCTTCACGGAGTTTCTCGTCTCCCACACCCTCAAACTTCCAGAGCCTTTTAGGCGCTGCGTATCGATGCACAATCCTCTGAATGTCGTCTTCGAGGCGGGCTTTGATGTCGAGGAGAGCGGGGCGAAGGGTTCTCTCGTCAATTGTCTTTGTGGTTGCGAGGCTGTGTAGGATCCCTGTGCCCCACGCTGAGCCGTCAACGGGGTTCAGGCAGAAGTGGATTATCTCGTCAGCTGCAAACTCGACTTTCTCTGCGCCAATCTGCTGAATGAAGCTCTGGACTCGACCGAACTTGTCTCGTTGAATGTACTTCATTGAGGAAAGCGGAAGGATCTTCAAGGAGACGAGTTTGCCTTTGTTTTCGCCTTTGGTGCTTCTGATCTTCTCCCAGAAGCAGTTGCCGCTTGGCACAACTTCTTTCGAGGTCTGCATGAGCAAACTATCCATGTTGACGCTTGCACAGAACTCATTGACAATCTTCTTCGCATCCTCGAAGCCCGGTTCGCATACAGTGTAGAAACCTACGCCTGCGATCTGTTCGCTGATGTAGTCAACCGCAGCCATGACCGCTGGATCCTTCTGGTAGTATTCGACCAGCGTGGCAAGGCTGACTGGGGGCTGTTCCCCCAAACGGGCTTTCATGGCGGGAATGAAGAGCCCTTTCTCAGCAGTGGCTTCTCTGACGGCCTCAGCTAGTTTGCCCGGTAGCTTCTGGAACCTTTCGACGACAGGAATAGAGATCTTCCGTGTCACTGCTTGAAAGAGTCCCTTCGCACTCAAAACACTACACCTTGTAGTTGCGGATGACGAGGTTCGCTAACGCGCCTCGGCGTGGTCCCTGACCCCACTTGCGTGAAGCCATTGGACATCGAATGCGCTGAATGATGAAGCCGCGTCCATTGTAGAGCCGACGAATCAGGGGATGATTGCCGTAGGTGAGAAGCCATTTGCCTTTGACTTGGCGCAACATAGCGGCTAGGTCTCTGTGGTCCTGTTCATTGAACGGTGAGGGGCGTGCCTGCTGTGTTTCCGGGTAGGGCGGATCGAGGAAGAAGAACGTCTTGTCGCTGTCCCAGTTCTTGATGCATCTCCTGAAATCCAAACAATCAACATAGATGCCGTGTAAGCGCTCAGCAACGGCATTGATGGTCACAACGCAGTTAGCCCAAGCGGTCGCCTTGCGTTGGCGTGCCCTGCCGAAGGCCCATCCTGCATGCCACCTGCCCGAGAACGAGGATCGCATGCAGTAGTAGAATGCTGCTGCCCTATCGACAGGATCTGAGATCTTGCCTGCGTCGATGTCGCCCATGAATCTGTAGTAGAGTTCGCGGCTGTACGGTAACCATTCAAGCCGCTTGAGAAACTCGTCTTTCCGGTCTCTCACGACAGTGAACAGGTTGACGAGTTCCTTGTCGCAGTCATTGTAGACCTCGACTGGGCTGCGTTCCTTGGCGAAGAGAAGTGCAGCAGCGCCTCCGAAGACCTCGACATATACCTCGTGATGTGGAATGAGAGGCAACAGCTTCTTCACTAGGAAGTGCTTTCCGCCGAGATATGGGAAGAACCGTGAGGCTATCCAGAACTTCAACCGTGGCGCTTCCTCTCTTCAAGCCATTCCTCAAGGCCGACCATGCAGTCGTGGCAGAGCGTCAGCGTGATGGAGTAGCCTTCAGCGATGCTGTCTCCGCAGCATGCGCAAGCCCTGCGGAGCGACCTGCGAAGCCATCCGCCTTTCTTCTTCATGGCTTCTTCCTCTGCTGGGCGATGTAGTAGCGGATCTTGTTCGGGTCGACTTGGCAGAGATGGCAAACAGGAACCCTAACGACCTCTTTCGCGCTGACTCTCACTCTTAGAAACGAGATCTCGCTACGCTGAACAAGGCGTTGACACATGACGCACTGAACAAACTCTCGCTTGTCGATCTTGGGCAAGGACTCTATCTCTTCCGAATTGGAATCAGAACTGGAGACGTAGCTTCTCTGCTTGCGTAGGCTGCCAGAGCAAGAGCGATCACACGGTCATCATGCGTCCCAGCTAGATGTGAGAAGAGGATCTGTCCGGACTTCGTCAGTTCGTAGCGGATATTATGCAGTTCAGCAATGAGCTCATCGTCGTAGGGGATCTGAATTCCTGGATGTTCCGTGGCACAAGGCGCACATTGGATCTTCTGTTGCATCAGCATCAGGAGATAGCCGAAGAGGTCCATCTTGGCATTGATCGTAAGCATGATTCCTTGGATCAGCGGATTCTCTTTCTTCGCCTCCTCGACAACTGATTCGCCGACACCTGTCTGGTCGACGAGAACCGCGTGGACATGTCTGAGGCGAGCGCAGAGAATCTTCAGATAACCAATCACCGATGCGTATTCAGTGCCCAACGGAAACTGCTTCATGAAGACGAGCCTAAGGCTACAGGGATCCCGGCGAACAACGGCCACAACAGAGTAGTCTTGCTTCTTTCCTAAATCGACGCCTAGAAAGAACTGGCCCCGCAATTGATCTTGGAGAGCCGAGGAGATTCGGAATCGCAAGCCCGAGAAGAGATGGCTAAGCCGTTGCCACAAGCCACTTCTCCTCCAGATAGTCGAGGTCCGGGTCGATGCAGGCAGTGATTAAGCTCTGCCGGAAGTAGCTGTCCTCGTCTTCAGCCCACTCGGCCTCCATCTCTCGGCGCCAGCGCCATGGGTCGGCAGCCAACTGCTTCCGTATCTTCTCGAGGATCTCAGGTCTCAGCGGTCCCTTCGGGGCGACTGCCTCTTCCCAACGGACATGATGCCGAGAGAAATCCACGAAGTCTTTGTCGTTGAAGAGTTTCCAGAAGATGCTGTCTCTGGACCAAGGAGTGCTTGTGCAGATGAACCTGCCGTTCGTCGTGCCCAACGTGAACAGGATGGCGTCGTATAGATCCTCATCATCTCTCGTGAAGTTCATCTCATCCCAGTAGACGATGTCGAGTGTTGGCCCACGGATCGTGTCTGGATTGTTCGGAAACGCTTCGACCTTTGCTCCGTTGGTGAACATAATCATGGTACGCATAGGTTTCTTGACGTAGCCGGGCGGCAACTTCTTCGCGTGCGCAGCGATCTTGGCGATGACGTTCTTGGTTTGCCGGAACGAAGGGCCGATGACTCCACCCCAGCAATCCGGATGCTTGAGATAGAAATGCAGGAGTTTGGCTGCAACCGTGTGCGTCTTTCCTGTCTGCCGGGCCCATCGAGCAGCTATGAACTGTGTTTCGTCGCGCAAGAGCTTGACTTGGTACTCGGTGGGCTTGAACCCGAGAAGCTGAACGCAGAACTCCACAGGGTCCTCAGGAATCTTGGCGTATGAATCCTCGCTAACAGTTTTCAGTTGGGCGATTACTTGCTCAGCCATTCGCGCCATAGCGCTTCTTGTGGGCTTCAACGACAACCTTCGCCTCCTCGATCCGACGCATCAACTCGTCTGTCGCAACATTCTCGAGAAGCCCATTCAGGATTTGGCAGAGGTAGCCCATGACTCGGTAGTATTCCAACCGATCCTCTGTCTCTTTGGCTTTCTTTGCCCTGCTGTGAACATCGTCGATGGCAGCCATCAACTTGTTTACAAGAGATTCTCGTATCGCTGGAACATCCAGCTTAGCTATGTAGAACCGCAGTTGACGAAACATGTGATACAAATTGTCAGACGCCCCCCTCCCCCTCAGGTTTGCCTCAACTACGTGTCTGATACCCTCTCGCACCAA